GACTTTTTTAATCGGGTCGATAATAGTATGTTCCGTGTTGCCTATAGTTATCTTCCTCAAAGTACTATCTCTGACATTACCAAATTCGCCGCGCTCAAAGTAGATAACTCCTACGACCATCATTTCTGGCTAGGGGAGTTCCACGATGGTCTTTTAGGTGAAGTGCCCACGGAAAGGGTTGACGAGTTTATGCCAATTTTCAAGGAAGCAATGGAAATGGAAGTAGATTGTTCCTTAGGGAGTATGCCTCGGGATTTTGTCCTGAGCATACCTTGTGAATTAGAAACATCAACAACACATTGGAAAGACACACAGGAGTATAAATGCGAGTAAAAATAAATGACGAAGTATACCCACTGCCTTTGGAACACGTCGAAATAAAAACCTGGGAGGCTAGCCCAAAGTACGCGGCGATCCAATTAAACTTTTACGCGCACAAAAAATACGCGGAGCAATTGTTAGAGAGCCTTAAAAAAGAGAAAGAAGGAGAACTGTTATGACTATGTTAGACCTACCAGACGCTTACCCCCACCTTAACTACGGACTACTCCCTGAGTATATTAGAGGAGCTAGCATGATCGAAGTAAAAACAATGACTCCAGACGAGTCTCTAGGAAAGTGCGTATTATGTGAATTAATTCTACTGATTAAAGTTTTATTTCTGGCCCATACCGGACCAATACAAAGTAACTTTAATTTTTCCGTTTGTTTACCTTGCGTAACAGATATGCAGTTGGCCTTAGGGGGTCACAAATGAGCACGTCACCACGTACCCCATTCCCGGCAAATGCAGATGAGTGCCCCGAATGTAAAGAAATGGCACTACCCGTGCCCAAATCAGAAATAGTCTCCGCCATTGCTTGTCAAGCGTGCGGCGCGATTATTGATGTTAAGAACGGAATAATGGAGGTTTCGCCGCGTACTAAAGGGACTAAAATAGAAACTTACTATGTTACATTTTTTGACGTAAGTCCGTTTTTTCGCTGGCATGTGGAAGTTGAAGCTTCCTCAAGGCAAAAGGCAGTAGAGGAAGTTGAAAGACACTTTGGGAAGAATTATTGCAGGATTAAATCTGCTAAGGATTGGGCAGACGTTAAGGACTTACATAACAAAGGTAGAGTAGGAAGGACTTTGAAGGCATACTAAGGCACCATAGCCGCGACCCTTCGTAAGGCGGTTGACAACAGCCTACTATCCAAGGAAGAGGACGGAGCATATCGGAGGATCGGAATTAACAGAGCAGAAACGACCAAACCCCACCAAGTAGCCCCTCACAGGAAATGAAGAGCATATGACGTTCAATGCCCAAACGCAAAAATTTTATACAACAGTTCTTGGAGTACACCTCTAGTGCAGAATCGCCAACAAGTTATTTCAAGTGGACCGCCGTAGCAATGATCGCCGCCGTTTTACGGGACAACGTGAAATTAGAATTAGGGCTGCAAACAATCTACCCTAACGTCTACATTTTACTCCTTAGTAAAGCTAGCAGCAACACCCGCAAAGGGACGCCCCTAAAAATCGGCCTGAAGCTCCTACAAAAAGTGGACGCCACAAGAATATTCTCCGGGCGCAAATCTTTCCAAGGAATTTTAAAAGGGCTCGCGGAAGTCTACACTAGAAAGTCTGACGGAAAAGTTTTCGCCGGCGCATCGGCATTACTTTACAGCGAAGAACTGTCCAGCAGCTTTGTGCAGGATCAACAATTAGTTGACACGATTACAGATTGGTTTGATTATCATTCTAGGTGGGACAATACTTTATCTGCAATGGACTCGGTTCGCGGCCTAGAGAACGTGTGCATCACCATGCTGTCAGCAGCCAACGAGGCCAACGTAGACTCCCTGTACGACCGCCGGGCGGCTAAGGGTGGCTTATTAGCCCGTACGCTGGTCGTAGCGGAGTCGAAGCGCCGACACAAGGACTCGCTCATGTTCGCCCCGAAGCGCGCAGACGACAACGAGCTGTTCATGCGCCTCAAGGAAATATCACAACTAAAAGGGAATTTTACTTTAGATGAAGACGCAAAAGTAGAATACGATAAATGGTATATGTCCGTCGAGGACGAAGATTTCACAGACAGCGGAGTAGAAGGGCGAATAGGAACAATAATTCTGAAGGTGGCAATGATCTACAGCGCCGCAGAAAGAGTCGACAAAATCATCACCAAGCGGAATATTCGCGCGGCCCTAGATGATTGTTTGGGGCTAATGGTTAATACACGCAAGTTAAGTACCGGGCGCGGCACCGCCCCAACAGCAGAGATAAGCGCAAAAATAATGCGTTCACTCTTTGAAGCAAAGGATCACACCCTAAAGGTTCAAGTAGTTATGAGAGCACTTCTTGGTGAAGTGACAAAAGAGAGTTTTGATCTAGCAATAGAAACTCTCCAAGCTTCGGCTTTAGTTGTAGTGGTGCCAGTGGAAAATGAAGTTTGCCTGGTTCTGCAACCAATAGCGCTAGAAATGTACGAGAAAGCTAAAGAGAAGCTTGCAAGAAAGAAAGCTAGGGGCTAGAAATTATCTCCGCTGGCTGTGCCTGAGAACATGGCATCTACATCTTGTGGGTCTAATCGTACTGAATCAGACCCTTGATTATTTCTTTTTGCTTGTTCGCCTATAGAAATTGGGGTTACTTGTTTAGTTGCAGGATCAACAACAGAAACCGAAAATCTAATTGTCTGCCCCGGCTTACTTGCAAGTAACCCAGCTATCTTACGCCCAGTCCCAGCAGACTTGGCGGGGGCGTTAATTAACCCGCGCACGAATTTAGCTGATTGGTCGTCCACAAGAAAGCTTGAAAAATTATCTAGGCCCATGCCAATAACTACAAGCCCGCCGGCACCAACTGCCGCTCTTCTGATTGGCCCGCCATCAATATATCCTTCCCCACCTGCGGCCCCCACCAGTCCCCCAAGAGTTGCCAACGTCCCATAAACAAATACGCGCCCCCCAAGTATTTGCAAAGAACTAGTAAAACCGTCACTAATTACCGGGTTGCTCTCTATAGCCAAACGTAGAAGATTCTCCATATCCTTTTGCTTCTTGGGTGAAAATGCTTCTGTATATAGGGCGTTTTTCTTTAAACTAAGGAGAACGTCCTGCGGGTTAACTGGGATAACATTAGTCTCTTTAATTCCAGAAGCAACCCCTTGAATAATGTCTGAATCTGGAATGGCCGCTTGAACAACTCCTTTATTAGTTATTTCCTTAGCAGCCTGCACAGAATCAGAGAAGGCGTTTCGTATTATTTCTGCTTGTAAAGTCTTTTTGTCCCCACCTAGCATATCGATGTAACGCTTAGCTTCACTGCTGTTTTTCTTTGCGGAATTTAAGAAGGCTTCTGCACTTTCAGGAAGTTTCCCGCTTCTTATTATCTCTTTTACAGAATCCTCCTTAGCAAGACTCCAGGTATCTCCAAGCTTTTTATTCGCAGCATTGGCAGCCCTAAGATCCTCAACATTTCCACCTAATTTAGCAAACCCATCTTCTAAACCTTCTCCCAAAATTTTTACAAATTGTTTATTAAAACGCCCATAAATATTAGTTTCATCTGGAATTCCTTCACGTAGTCCTGTTCTAAGATCCTTTACAGGAAAATACCCGTGCCTAAAATCGGGTTGGCCGTCGGGTAATATTCCTTTAGGGCTTATCATATCATCGAGATCTAGTAAAAGGGCTGTTAACTGTTTTTTCTGCGCAGCAGGTAATGGCGTAGAACTACGTATTCTCGCTTGCGCTTCCCCTCTAAGAACATCTAATTTCCCGATTACTGAACTCATGTCAATTGGGCCCTCAATAATTTCAACAGCCCCACCGCTTAATCTTCGCTGAATAGTATTAGAAGGGTGCAGAACTGGCCCCTCGGCAAGGGCATATAAGTCGTCCTTAGCCTTATAAGCGGCGCCTAGTACCTCAAGGCTTTGCTTCTTAGCAATGTTCCCAAGAACTGCTTGCCCCGCGGAGTTGCCAACAACATTTGGCGGCAGATCAAAAGCTACTTTCAACGCTGTAGCTAAACCTTCAGTGTTAACTACTTTGATAGCTTCTAATCTATCGCGCTGAAATAAAGTTTCGAGCGTGGTTATAATCTTTGATCCTAACTTCTTACTTTCTCCTCCCCCCGCAGTAGTTCGAAAGAACGGGGCACCCTTTTCTTTTAAAAACTCTTGCCCTTCTTTAGCTGCAGCTGAAAAGTTATCTGCAAGTCTTTGGGCTGTCCTGGTTCTGCTTAACGCTCCTGCAGCTTTTCCGAGTATTTTGGGAGCACCTTCAAAAACAATTTCCTCAAGGGCGCTGTCCGCAACAGCATTCCCTGTGCTCCCCACATAATTTTTTAGGAAATTGTTATCATTAGGATCAATCCCTAAAATGTGCTCATCAGCCGCAACTTTTATTCCAGAACCAAGAATTGCTCCGGTACCGTACCCGATTGCCGCAGGAAATGGACCACCCAGACTCCCTATTGCACCTCCTATCGCCCCTCCCACAGGGGGAATAAGTCCCGTAAGCGTAGGACCAGCGTGCCTTTTAAAATCAGGGTCATTTAGCACTTCATCAGGAATAATTCTTTGCCCCGAAAATAAAGAGGGAGTCCCCGTGTCCCTATAAGCATCACTATTTAGAAATTCCTCCCTACCTGCAAATGCTTTCTGCTCCTCTATAGCTGCTAATAGTCCGGGAGGCGGGGGAGGCCGACCGAAATTAGGGGCGAGGGGATCTGTAAATTGTTGCTCTGGCTCAGGGGGACCAGAAAAATTAGGTGCATTAGGATCTCCTGAAAATTGCCCTTCTGGAGTAGCACCCCTAAAAAGTAAACTTACCTCTTCTGCGGTTAGTCGGGTGGGTTTTTGTGGCATTATTGTGTTCCCAATACTGAAATATTTAGGGTTGGGTTATTCCTTTGCACTGTTTGTAGGACTTCTTCGGGGGATACAGTCCGTCCTTGTCTCGTAGTTTCTGCTTCTGCCTTACTCGTTAATGTTTGTATATCTATAGTGTACCGTTCCCCCAAAGAGAAATTACCAGCCCCAAGTCCCTCATTATTTTTTCCCTTATTTAACATTTCTTCAGCGGCAGCTACTTCTGCAACCGACATTAATTGGGAAAAATATTCCCGCATCTGTGGGGATTTAGCTTTTCCTTGCAAACCCTTACGCTTATTGTTGATCATATCTTTTAAATCAGAGATATTCTCTTTAAATTGGGCGATGCTATTTCCAAAAAGCTGTATCACTCCACCCTTAGTACGAATAATATCTAATTCAGTAAGACGATCTTCACCAAAAATTCTAGCAACCTGAGGTAGCCTAGCTTCGAGTGCTGCTTTTCTTTCATTATACCGAGAGTTGGGGTTAATAGATTGCCAAAAAGCCAATACTTTAGCAGCAATCGGAGTGTCCCCGAAAACCTCCTCATGCTCATCTATTAACCGTTCCATCATATCTATAATTTGGACCGTTTCCTGCACCTCCAGTAATTCTTTTCTGGCCTTCTCTGGAATAAAGGCTAGTCCAGCTAGCTCTAATTGATTAGCAAGGGCGGGAGTAAGTTTTGATGTAGGTAGTTGGCCGGAAGCCGCAAGATACATAAATGTCTCAGTGCCTCTCGTGTTGTCCCCGGATTGTTTTCTCTCATACTCAATTCTAGATACAATTTTCCTATTCTCGAATCTCTGGGTTTCCACCTGCTCCTTAGTTATTCTATTTTCTTCCGCTATTTTTATCTTATAAGGGTGCCGCGCTTGCGCAAGTGCATCTTCCTTGTAAAAAGCACCTTGACTAGCAAAATCTTGAGCTCTTTGTGCTTCTGCTTGCGCATTAAGACGATTTCTACTTACTTCTTGAGTAGAGAATTCAACAGGACCGCCAGGAGAGTCCGCAGTAAATATAGTATCTCCCCCACGCTGCTCATGTATGGGGACCTCTCTTAAATTTCTAACTGCGTTATCGAGATTGGGGACATCTCCAGGCCCAAGATTTACAGAAGCTTCAAACACCCGTTGAGCGGAAGCATTATCCTGCTTAAGCTTTGCTTCCGCTACTCTCTTCTCAGCAGATTCTCTAGCTAAATCCGCAACTTCCATTTCGCGACGCAGTTTATTACTTTCGCTATTGATCTTAAAAGCCTGGGCAGAAGCAGATCGTAAACGGTTTTGCTCTGCTTCAAAGTTAGCTTGCTGCTCTTGCCGATCTCTGTTTGCAAAAATTCTTTCTAGTATTGGGTTGTTAAAACTTGACATGGTTATTTTCCCTTACCAAAATTAAGAGCCGAAATTAAGGGTATCGGTATTTTCACGGGTAGGTCCAAATACTTCAGTTGACCCACCAATACCAAAATCCCTATTACTTCCATAGCCGCCGTTAAATCCGCCGCCAAAACCCCCACCACTACCCGAAAAACGTCGTTGTACCGTGTCAGCAGCAAAACCACCAAGACTTTGTAGCGCACCTCGCCAACCACCACCACCAGAACTAGTACCGGTACTAGTCCCACGCTGTGTTTCGGTACCACGCTGTGTTTCAGTACCTTGTTGTGAAGTATTTTGAGTGCCAGTTTCACGGGTTCCAACAGGGATAGACCTAAGGAATCCGGCGCCAGCATTTAAGCGGGCAAGTCTTTGCTGCTCATCAAATTGAATCGCTTGCAATCTTTGCCTCTGCAATTGTTCTTCCAGGCTCCCGAACTGTTCTCCCCGGAATTGTTCCGCGGAGCCACGCTGTAACGCCGCCGCCGCGGAACTCCCCAGCCCTTGCTGTCTAAGCAGACGACTCAAGTCTTGCTGGAAGTTATTTGTTTGCCGGCCAATGCGCGCCCGCTGTCCAACGCCGAATTGATTAACCTGGTCCTGCGCCAAATTACCTGGCCGACGTAATTCTGAGCTGAATTGATTAAACAGCTGCCCCCGTAGGGGCATAGAATCTTCGGAGATTATTGGCTGCGTAGAACGATCAAAGGAACTACTACCGCTTCTGTTAAAGTTAGTAGTTCTGTTAAAGTTAGTAGTTCTATTTTGATTTTGACTGCCACCTTTACGGTTGCCTAGCGCACCGCCTATGGCAGAAATCCCGGCTAAAGCCAACGGAACGAAAGGAAAACCCATGATTACTCCTCTTTTTTCTCACTAACACAATTAAGATAAAGGCTATCGTCTTCAGCCTTAATAGCTACAGAACAACCTTCAAAACCTTTTTCCGTCGCAACGCCTACAATAACTGCGTTGACGGCACCCTGCATCTCTTGGAACTGCTTCTGCTTCTCATCTATTTGCGCGACCAATTCCCGTAGCGCCGCCTCCATAGTTTTGAGCTTGGTCAATTGCCGGGAGACGATAAGTTCCTCTGCAGGTTCTAAGGTAACTTCCACTTGTCCAAAAGCCATTGACGAGAACATAATCGCAACAATATATAACTTTTTCATTTGAATCTTCTTTCTAAGGATCGGTATCTGTTAACAGGACACTAAATGCACGTCCAGTTTGTGCGCACACTAAAAGATAAGGTGGGTCATCGCTAGATAACGCCGACCAACCATTTGTAACCCCGGCGCAGGAAGTATCAACAAAAGATGCCTCTGCCCCTGCAACTCTGTTATAAAAATTTCCTGCCCCTACATATAACGTAGAATTTGAAGCAGCTCCAGTTGCAATTCCCCCTGTGGCTGTAGTGACCCCAGAAATAGTTATACTATTTCCGTCTATGACACCAAAGAAAGCAGCGCCTCTAAAAGCGGGAGAGGCTCTACCTATCGTAGCAATATATGCCTCGGTCCAATAAAGTCCTGAAGATCCTAAATCTCTAGCGCCACCAGGTAAAAAATCATAATAAGAAGTAGTACTAGAAGTAGCAGAATTCCAGTGCATCATCCTGTTAACGCCGGCAGTATCTACTAAATCTAGCTGTTGATTTACAGCATTGTACTGGAAAGTAAAGCTTGAAGTTTTATCTGCCTTCGTTATTTCAATCTCATGGGCATTCCAGACATCTGCGAAACCCCACCTAATTCTAGTGGTGTTAGTCGCCAGATCGTACAGAGAATCCGTAGCCCATTCTTGTGTGATCCCCCAATCGTTTACGATATTAGTGCCTGCTAAAATATAATCATTATCTTGAGGAGTAAGAACTCTGATTGTTGCCGTAGTCAAACCATCTACTTCAAATCTAATTTCTTTTGTGGGGTCTACACTTCCTTCAACAATAGAGGTAGTATCTACTTCCGGAAGTCTCGCGCAACCAGTGCAAGTGCCCGAGATGTCTAGATCAACTAGCCAAGCCTTTTTCCATCTATAAGCATCAAAGCCTAAATCATATGTGTTATTTATTCCAGGAAAAAGTATTGCCTCAAATAGCACTTCTGCGGGCGACACAAAAGAACGAAATGACACCACTATATTAGCCCCGCTATCTACCAATTTTGTGGCATTTGCGGCCTGGTATAAGAAAGTGTGACTAGTGAAAGTCTCTAGGTTATCCTGGAATGCTAAGCCCGCGGGGGAAACAATCTTAGCGTTTGTACGAACAATGATCTCGCCCACCTCAGTATCCTGAGCAACGCTTACCGCCAAAGAAAGAAGGAATAAAGCAATTAGTTTTTTCATTATGTGTCCAACTTTATTGGGGGTGCCACCATGTACGCTACCGTCACACTTTCAGCAGACATCAGATACGTGGTAGTATCATTTATTCCAGTCCTTACAGTCATATTTGTAAAACCCTTCCAGTCCGACGGCCAGCTAGTGACGTCCCAGCCTCCTGTAGCATCCTGTTTTATCTCCACCAGGTATAAGGAATCGGGAACTAAAACGTAAGCACCATTTGCAATCGCTATGTCCGCGGTTAAAGTAATGCGAATAAACTTAACTTGTCCCGCAGCTGCTACAGAAACCGCATTAGTAATAGTATTAACTACTCTCGTAACCGTTAAATCTTCAGTTGCGGCAACTAATTCGTCCTGGGTAACATAGTCTGCGCCGGCCACCGATCTACCATTATTGATACTCCGCATCCCATGACGATCAATATTGTTGGTATTCTGGAACGAAAGTAATTGCTCTATCCGTCGGATAGCCGCCTCGCAATCTGCAATTGTTGTAATTTTAGGCATTACTTGTCAAACTTAATCTTTTTCAAGCTAGTTGGCATTCCACTTGTTCCCACCCTAAACTCCCCGCCGGACCTATAGAAGATCGCCGCCGACGCAAATTCGATGCGCGCCGTTCTACCTTTGCGAGCTTTAATAAAGTTGAACTCGTAGGTACTAAGCACATTGGCAAGAACCGTTAGAGTCCCGCTGTCTGCGGAGACATCATCAATAAACAATTCCCAGGTTATAGAAGTATTGGTGGGATAAACAGTGATCGCGCCCTGCTTGAACCAAACAACCTTGTCAGCAATGATTGGGCCAACCTGGTCAATGCGTTTGCCTGGGGGGAATATCTCTACAATTGTTGGCGCATGCAACTTATAAAATTCAAATGGGTTTCCATTCCCATTTAACGTTATCTCAAAGTCCACGCCCATTAAATCTGTAGTAATGTAATAAAAAGCGGTGGCCTTCGCTGGAGTATTGATTGAAACCGTAGGAGCCGCGACATTATCTATTAGTAGCTCGACATCAACTGCTAGCCCGCGGGTATCAATAACTAGGGGAATTCGCCTAATCCGCTTAATTTCCGGGCTGCCGAAGTTAGTAATTGGCAACACCGCATACTTCGTGGGCGCCGGGAGAATCTCAAATACCGTTTCCTCTAGATCAATTGTGTAGTATTCAAAGGCGGTTGCCCCCGACAGCTTAATTTGTAAATCGGTCCCACGGACATCCGTCGTGAAATAATGAATATGCGTTCGCGCATTAGGAGTATTCGCATTAGAAGTAGCCACCGCAACACTATCAATAATGGGCGTGACCGTAACATTGGCCCCAAAAGTATTGATAACGATTGCAAGCCTAACGAACTTTTTAAGACCTGATTTCCCTAGATTTGTTTCGGGGGTAAGGTAGAATTTAACAAGATCAGGTAGAACCTGAATCTTTTCAGGCTTCAGCATCTCATAGAATTCAAACTGATCGGTGAGTAGAGTCCCCTCAATGACTAGGCCAACTTCGTGCCCATTTTGCTCAGAGGTAAAGAATATGCGCTCTACCGTTTTTCCAGCCACACCGCCGGAAAATGTCGTGGCCGCCGCGCCAACTTCCACTTCGTCTACTGTTGGGGTTACGACGACAGAGTTAGCCAAACGGTCCAGAACAAATGGGACTTCGTAGAAACGTTTCCGCCCCGCACTTCCGTAGTTTGAGCCTAGAACTCTTAGGTGATTATTGGGTATCGGGCGCGCGTTGTAAGTTACCGCCCAGTAGTACAACTCAAAGGCTGCAACTCCAGCGCCGCCAACATCTTCTATCTCTAGTTGATAAGAATGCTTGAGGTGGATCGCATCTGCATCAGATATCTTTAGGTTAAGGACAGCAGTGGGCGAAAGAACAAAATTACCGTAATCTTTAGTTGCAGCAGCGTTATCGGCGCGCACCACTATATGAACATTCGAGCCTCCACTATTTCCCCAAATAGTTATTTGCCCAAGGTCTTTTCTCTGGAGCGGCGCGCCCCCGTCAAGATAGCCAGACATTATGTTAAATTGCTGATGAGTGCTTCCGTCTAACTTCGTCCCAGTATCAAGGATACGCATCTTCCTATCTGCAACATTTGTAAATATGGCCAGCAAAGTCCCATCTTCCTCCACAAACAACTTGGTGGGGTTCACAAAATAAGGCCGCCAATATTGTCTAATCAGGTCAAAAACAAAAACCCGCCGCGTCCCGTCAGAAAGGGTCACCGAACACCAGAGCTGATTTTTTGTGGTTACACAAGAAGAATTGACAGTATTCCCACTACGCATGTCAACATATGGATTGCCGTACCTAGCCTCATTCCGATAAAGTAAAGAAGTAGCCCCAACAATAGATTTGCTGCTAACCCCTGAAAGGACGCGCCACCCATCACTAGCAAAATAAATTGCAGTATCATCATAAACCGTAACTGCATCAGAAATAGGGGGGTGCCCAAGACCCAAAGGCCGTAAATTAAAATCAACCGTAAAATCAGCTAAAACGGTACCGGTTCCCGAAAGCTCATAAATATCGTTTGTAGTGCCAATTAAAAGAGAGGACTCCCCCACTTTCCGCACCCATAAATTCAATTCATTAGAAGCGCCAGAAACATCTAAGATATTCCGCGAGTCAACTGCATCTGGGTTATCTGCTTGCGAGGGGTAAATTTTATCGTCCGTCGTATAAATCATTCTCCCAAAATACGGCCCCGCAATCGCTTGCATGTCTGTAGGAGGGTGAATTAAGAATAAGTTAGCGATAGGACCTAAAGCGGCATCGACCTCGGAAAGAGAATCTTCAAATAAAACGGTGTTAATTCTAGTTGCAACGCGATGGTACGTGTCCCCTAAAATATCTCTAGGGTTAGTGAAATCATTGTTAAGTTTCTTCCTGTAGATCCATATTTCATTTACAGAAGTTCCCCAACCAGTAGGAACGTCTGGAGCAACGTTTATCTTATCCCTGTCCGAAATAAGTTGTACGGACACCCCTGCCGGGCTTACCGCAGTATATTTCCCATTATCATAGACATTAACTTGAAGATATTCGTATACCCCATTAAAAGTGCCTAACCCACCAGTAAAGGACATCTCTGGGCCAAGAGTTAGAACATTAGGCCCAGAGTACTCCGCGGTTATCCAAACTTCTTTGATGTCTGACCAATCTAACGTGGTGTCAGTACCAACTCTGGTAAAGTCACTGCGATTTAACTGTACTTTCGCCCAGCTATTAGTCTGGAGATCGAACTGATCACTTTCTAATTTGAGATCAACCCGATAGGATTGAAGAAAAGTGTAGGGAACCGATAAACTGGTTAATGAAAATTCAATACGTAAATTAACTAACCCTGGGGGTTCCTGCGATTTAATATCTAATGCAAAAGTATCTTCCGGTGCGGCATTACCCGTTCCCCCCAGATCACTGCCATCTATTGCTTGAATTAGCCGCATTGAAGCAATATTAGTTCCAACTTCGGTGACAACTTCTACGTTACCTGAGGGATAAGTTACAGAAGCTCCTATAATTTTGGCGTAATTAAGACGAGTTCCGCCTACTTCTTTAATTAATTTAGACTGCAGGGTAACTGTAGGAGCCGCCGGCGTTTCTACCCCTAGCGTGCGTAAAGTTGTGCCGTCCCATTTATCGCTGCTCGCCCCATTATTCATTATCACTTGATTCGTATAAGAACCAAATGCAGGAGTTTGACCGGAGCTTCCCCCGGTGATTAGGTTTGCCCCTCCCACAGGTTTTATAGTTCCGTCAGTAAAACCCGCGAGGCGGTGAACCGTAGCCCCAATCCTTTTAGAAAATAAGCTAGTGGGAACTTTCGAGCTAGCAGTAAGATCAAAGTCTTCCACCACAGAAGTTCCGCGCGTTAGGCGAACTTGCCCCTGCTCCGACAACTCCAGGTTATCGAATTTAAGATTTCCGGCTGGGGGGGAATTTACGTCAGACGCATCGGGAGTCCAACCTAAACTGAAATCTCTTTGTCCTAATTCAGCCATTTTTTATCCTACTGACTACTCGAAAATGCCCAACCAGTCCTGCAAAAATTGCGGCTAACATGGCTAAAAAGACCGCCCACTGCCTATCGTCCCGCGCAGAAATTGCATCTTTAATCTCCACAGCTAACCCGGTTATAGCAGCACCATTCCTGATTATAGCTTCGCGGTCATTAGCCGACGCACTAATTTGTTGTATGGTTAATTGCTCTAATTTCCGCAATCTCTTTTCATGATCGGCGGATGTCTCTGCCCAAGGCGTCGCCGCAGTTAAACTAAGGCACATAAAAATTACTGCGCTAGTACCTAAAAACCTGTGTAGCATAAGTACTCTTAACCTCTAATTAAGAAGTAGAAAAAGGGCTACTACCGATACTACCAGATTAAAAAACATTTAATCCTCTATCTACTGCAATGCTTCTTCTTCAGCTTTAAGAGAGGCGTCAGCAGCTTCCTTGGCAATCAAGGCGTCCCGATATGCTTGGGGGAGCAAAGTAGCATCAACAAGGGCCGCTTCCTGGATTGCCCGACCCTTGAACACCTCAACAACCTCTTGTGCCTTCATCTCAAACCAAGTTAAAGCTTCTGAATTGCTAACCACCCCATCTTTGTCTGTGTCTGTTTCTTCCATAAATTTAGCAGCCAAAAATGCCTTAATGGGAGCAATTGACGATGTTTGAAACGTCAACGTGATTTGTCTGCTAACAGTCTGTGCAAAGACTGGGCTAACAAATAAAAACAAAACAATAAAATACCTCATAAGAACTCCTTTTAGTTCACACTTCGTGCGCCGGATTCGTACCAGTTGGTTCCGTCACACCAAAGATTGATTGTGTCATCAGCAGTGGTGACGAAATTTCCAGCTATCTTCAAATTTCCGCCGTCAGTAAGAGTTAAAATCCCATCAAAGATCAAGACAACCTCTCGCCCGTTGTTTGCTGCATCGCAGGTATTTAGCGTGGTGATTGTCGTAGTTCCGGTAATGTGAAACAAATTCCCCGCCGTTAAAGCTGTTGTTGTGGCACTCGCCACATTTGCAGAATCGGCGTAGGTAATAGTTCCCGTGGTCGTGTCAATGCCACCCCCAGCAGGGAAAGCCATATAAGAAATTCCAGAGTTACTCTGAACATTTAATATATCTCCCGATTGCCCTGGACCTTCCTTGAATATAACCTTCGTGTCTCCAGTAGTCGCAGTCCAATCCCAGACACGGAACGTGGGAGCAATAAAATGCCAGGCCCCAGCATTGTCTACGTTTGCTCTACTGGTGGCGCTAGTAACAATATGTAAAGAATGCGCGCTATTGTTTCCTATCACCCCAAGTGTGTCCTGCGCTTGTATTATCACAGTAACATTATTAGTGGTATCCTTAGCAGTAATAGTGGGGGTAGATGCATGGCTGAAACTGTGGTTCGCACCTGTGAAAGTGTTCGACCCGGACAAAAGAGCAACATCCGCAGTATTAGAAAGATCGGTCGATGCCGCTTGAGCAAATGCTGTACCGTTGAATAGTAGAGACTGGTTAACGGGCAGGGGGATGAAAGTGCCTGTACCGGCTCCCGTGCCTATAAATGCCTCGTTGTCCAGAATACTTGCCGGGGGAGTGGTTTCTAAATCATTAGTTTCTGCGACATCAGAATCTGCTTCGCAACTAAAGGTATTTGTAGCTGCCGTATAACTTAAACTAAACTCAGTATTACAGTTAGGTATTGTTGCGTATGCGGCAGTATTAACCCCCGAACCAAGAAGTACTTGGTCATCCGCAGAGTTTCCTGTAACTACCGTAGCATTTATCTGCCCCTCTTCTTCCAGATCCGCTGTGGGGTCCGTGCCCGCATGTTCTTCACTTTCTAAGCGGAAATCTATTGCAGCCTGCCCGGTCCCTAAAGTACCCCCAATTGCAGAGAGATCAAAATTAGCTTCTATTGCGTCAATAACAATAGTTCCGATACCAAAAGTTACTGATAGCTCATTCCCAGCTTCAGCAGATAAAGTAAGATGTTCCTGCGCGGTTGCTCCCGCATTTGTTTTAATTAACTGGTTTGCAGTCCCGTTAGGAAGTCGGGCTAAAACAAACTGCCCCGCAGTGGTTGCAGAGGTATTTAAGCCATCTACGGTAGTATCGTTATGAGTATGAGAATCATTAGCAACTACAGTTGCACCCGGGAGTCCAGAAACATCCCCAACTAATGCAGTATGCGTAAAAGCAATAGTATCGGTAGCCGCAGTTCCAGTTAAAGTAAAAGCCGAATCGACCGTAATTATTAGAGTATCGGAAGCACTAGCAAGGGGATCGGTTCCTGATGGCACGTCTACAGTAGTAAAAGAGGTTACCGTGCTCCCGGGACAAGTAATGTACTCAACATTAAGGCCGCCAGTCGCCACTACTACACATTCCCCAGCAACAGGAGAATCGGCTACATCAGATAACTTTGCAGTCGTAATAGTGTCGTCAGCAACTACATGGCTCAGATCTGAAATATCTGCCTCTACAACCGTGATAGTGTTACTGGCAGTGTTAATAACCTTGCTGGTAAGAGTACTAATCGACGAAATAGTGTGGTCCGCCGCCACCGTGTGGGACAGATCCGAGATATCCGCTTCCACTACAGTAATAGTATTTGAAGCAGTATTAAGTACTTTGTTAGTTAAGGTACTAACTGACGATATTGTGTGATCTACCCCAAAAGATTTAATGTTAGCCCAAGTGATATGCTTAGTCTGCGTAAGACTAGTATCAACGATAACTAAAATGTCATCGTCAGCAGGGGTAGCGACGAGCGCCGGCAAGTCACTAATCTTTTGCCCGTAAAGGCTAACGCACAAAAAGAGTAGAAGTAGTTTTTTCATTAGATCTCCAGCAAAATCTCAACGCCATCTTCTCCGGTAAGCGGCGTCCCGCTTTCAGCCAACAACGGAATAGTTCTAGCACCCAACGGAACAATTAACTCAGGTAGGCGGTCGATGTAGGACTTTTTTTTTCTTTGGTGCCCGCCCAGCAGGTACATTGCGCCGGCATGGTTAACTTCCGAGTCGCGGTACATCTCCAGCATTTGATTATATCTGGATTCGTGATATCTAGAAGCATCAATATTCTGCCCCAAGCCCTCACGTAAAAAAGCGTGCCATAAAACATAGTGTTTCACAGTACGCCGGGCGAGGTAATCTGGGAGCACAAAATCAGTCGCGCTAATGGTAGGGTCCATTTTCGCAGTGACAACTAAAAGCGTAGTGATATCATCCTGGTAGATCGAAGTATCGTCAGCCGTGAGAACTTCCTGGGGCGCGGGCAACAATCTTATGGACGCAAGGTTATCGAACCCGCGCATATAATAGATCGGCGGCGACCCTTCTTTCTCTAGGAGCTGGTCTGCCCCCTGGACAATCTCATCTATGGTTATAGGGCAAAGGGCGTCCCCTTTCCAAGTAACCCTGATAATGTCCTTAACACCTGCGGGAAGGGTGTAGATCGCCTGATCAACTACAGTAGTAATTGAAAACCGCTCAAAAAAGGGTAAAAGACGCCGAGAGATGTCCAGCTCCGCATCTTCCGCAAGCTGAGTTAAATAAGCGTCAGTAAAAATTTCTAAAGGCATTAGTCGTTAAGATATCTACGCAAGTAGGCTAAAAGCGTTGACTTTAAACGCAACGCAGAACGACTAGTAGGGTCTTCCGTTGGAGCTGCCATTACTTCCTATCCTATGCGGCCAAAGGAACATAAACTGGTCCGTCCTTTGCCGCCCGTTCGATAACACTTTCGCGCGCTGTAGGGCATCTCGATATTGCACGTAATATGTTTGCGCTTTGGCGTATTCTTCCGCCTGTTCAAATAAATCTGCAAGGACTCCCCATTCAATAACCTGAGGGTCTAAATCTGCAAAGTCCATTACCGTTCCATCGGCCAAATCCGCGGGGATGGAGTTGTAATAAATCTCGACGGAATCTACTGTCGTTTTGGGGTGCGGGTAAAAGCCCACATATTTACTATCTGCAATAACATAACAAGTTGGCCGCCCCGCCCTTGTTTCCCATTTCGAGTCCATCATTTCTAGCTGCTGAAACCCTACCCGATCCAGCCAACTTTTGCTCTCGACACTCCAAATCTTATCTACATTTTTAAAATCTGAAATAATGTTATACAGGTGATAGTAGACAGTGTTCGCCTCGTAGTCCATTACGAACTGCTTAATAAATGGCCGCACATGTACTACGATATCATGATAAATGTCCTGTATGGAGTCATTCACCGCAGTCGTAGTAAAAAAAGTGGCAGCGGCATCGTTGAGAGTCGCCAAAACCCTTGTCCGAACCGCTGCCCTAGTGTTTGCCATTTTGGTTTAGGGGGAATTAACCAGGAGTCCCTAGTTTGATTAGTTGAGAAGCAGTCTGCCGAGCACCATTAGGAAATTCTGAACCGCTACCATGCCGACCGCTGAAACCTGAAGGATAAAACAGGTCAAAATTACCTACGTTCCCCGTTTCTTTATGCTTGACAACTAAAGCCAAGCCCGCGTCAATAAAACCTACGGGACTTCCATCACCATCGGGGTCCGTGGCAATAACTTCAAGCTTAAAATCTTCTAGCCCGATCTTTAATCGGTTACGCCCCCAGACATGATACTGCTGGCAAGCCTTTTGAATGATTAAAAGTTGTGCAATTGTATCTTCATCAAGATCTTCTACCCTGGCAGCGTCATGCCCAGGACCAAAAAATCGCATTGCTTCAACAATTTCATCATCGCGCATACCTCCGGGATTTTCCCGCACTACGTTTGGGGTAAAAACTTCAACCAATCCTGGAATCTTCATCTAATCTCCTTCACTCTTAAAGGGGTAATCCGCAGAAGCATACACTTCGTCGTAAAACAACTTCTCCCGCGACATTACTTTTTCCGAGGCGGTACACCTCAAAACTTGATAGTGCGGGCCGTCGTCTTCCTCTGCGACCGCAAATTCAGCAAACCCCAAAGGCGCAAGAATACCTAGAAGATACGCCGAAGAAATTACACAAACATGATAATCTGACGGAACTAGTTGCCGCCCATAAATTGTTGCTTCCCAAAATTGCCGGTCGTCGTCCGTGGCCGTCTTTAGCCGCTCCACACAATTAAAGAAATCAGGATAAGATAAGAAAAGCTCGCCACCAATACCCAGAACACGCCTAATTTCACTAAAGATCGCATAGTGGTGCTTCTTTTCGACATGCTCAATCGTGTGGTACATAACCACTTCAGAAACTTCCCCGTCTTCAAAGGGCAGTTTATTCTTGATAAAGTCTAGCGATAGATCAACACCTGGAAGTTCTTGGACATCAATGTTCACGTAACCGTCAATTACGTTATGCCCGCAGCCTAAGTTTAATTTCTTCATGCGGATACTTTCTTGAATTCCAGTTTAAGCACGGCGTCATGGTATTCCTCGCCCCGATCGCCCCGGTCTTTTTCCGGCACGCAGCCAAGGAAAATCTCATCGAACGCGCGCATCATATTTACATTCTGCGAATTAACTTCTACGATCTGGCTTACTAGGTGGCTCGTAATAACCCCATAGTGCCCTAGCAATTTCGTGCCCGGCGACTCATTGTGAATCTTGACACAAAAATAGACGTCCTCAGTATTCTGCGTCCCTGTTAAGAAATAGGGCGCTTTCATTTCTCGGAGAAGATCACCTCTAATCAGCGCGCAGGAAAAGCCTACCGCGTCTACTTCCGTTATTGGTTGGTCTTTATCGACCCTATTAGATATCTTTGCATAGTCGTAGTAATGTTCTAGGTGCGCCTCCTTTTCAGTCTTTGAGGTGTACTTAAAATACATGGGCGGATAAGGGTAGGTGCGAACCAAAGTATTTCCTGCAACTACTCCAGTGCTACCCGAACCTATTGCCTCGTAAAGCATCTTAAAACAATGCTGGGGGACTAAAACGTCATCGTCTAGGAACATCAAGTAGTCCCAATCGTTCACTAAAAGAATTCTCGCGGACTCGTTACGCATACGGTCGATAGACATTCGCCCCGGCGCAAATAGGTGGAACTTAAAATCTGGAAAATCGCTCGCACAATCATGCCAAAAACTACAATGGCTAGAGTACGCTAGGGCATTAACCGAAGTTAAACAATTTACAGCTATTAAAATATGTTTCATTTAATTCTTTCTAACAGGAGGGAGAGGTTGATAAACTCCCGAGGCTTAAAAACCCCTCCCGCCCGTTCGCAACGGAGTTACATAGAACGTAGCCAAACATTCATAGTGGTAATTCTACGAAGTCCAGTCTCGGAAGTTGTTGAAGCCGCAGTAGCAACGGAAGCCGCAGTCCCCATTGCAACAGCTCTTGCATTTGCAACAGTAGCAGCGCCCGCAGTTGAACGCGACAAAGCATTCCCTACGGTATTAGGGAGTAATACATCCCCCAAAGCAATTGCCGGAGTGGTTGCCCAAGTGTCAGTAGAAGCAGCCCGAGTTCCCCTAAGAATATTTACATTCCTAGCGAAACCAGAAACGGTAACTTCTGCACGCCCTGCTGCGGGAATACCTGCAACGGCAATTCCAATAAAGAAGCTATGCGCAGATGTTACAGAGGAGCTACTTAACTCTTCCACATCATGCCCGTCATCCGTACCATTCATAGAAAGGCAAACAGGATTACCGGCAACAATTGCAACTGTAGAAGCATTTCCCGCAAGATACGTGACTACTTCTGGCTTAACATCGTTTAGTGTTTTGAAATTCATTGTGGTACTCCTTTACGCCACGATGCCGCGTGAAATATTAGTCAGAACGCCGTGTTTACGACGATTCGTCATGACAGTGTTGCCGCGCCAGAAAATATGCGCTGCTTTTGCGTTCTGCAGAGGCATTTCCATAAAGGGCCGCATCTTAAAGTTTGTTTCCGAGTCATAAATGACCTTGAAGTACTTTGAATTGAGCGCCCACATTGTTCCGAGCGCGCCCGAAGCAGTTGCATCAAGTCCGCCACCAGAAAGATCAGGAACCTTCTCGTCCCAAGTGATCGCAGTGCCGTTATGAGAAACTGACTCAAACGGGAAGTTAGCAACAGGCTGGGGATCACTACGATTACGCTGATAAATTGCAAACTTCAACGTAATAAAAGTGGTCAAATCAGTGATTAGCAAGTCAGGCTTTCCGCCCGTACCTTTTCCGGCATTTGCGATAAGCAAATCAACTTCCCGAAGCAACGCATCATAAGTAGTCGCCGTTGAAGCAGTTTGCTGACTCTGCCACCAAGTTTCCGTGGCCGGATCAATGTTTCCAATTACCCCAGTTGTAGGATCAAGGGGAACTAATTGCCCAAGGGGCGTAATTCCCAAAGAACCATTCCTGGCAGAAACACGCGGAGTGTTCAAAGCGCCCGCACCATTCCCCTGGAAAAGCATCTCAGGAATAAATTCCTGCATACCATCACTGGCCTGCTGAAGTTTCGTCTCCACCAAGTTAATGATTCGCTGGGCGTTTTCGCGCCGCTCTTTGTGCGAAACGATAATCGAAGTAGAAACGTCTCGCCAATCAAACAATGCCTTAGTGACACCATCAATCGGGGTAACGTCTAAAGTATCGTACCCAGAATAAGTGTCCGGCGCATTATTTGCATAACGCAGCGGCGCTTCGATATTCGTCCCGCCATCCTGGGACTCGTAAGTCCCGTTCTTTTTAATCAAGTGCCAAAGAGCGTTGTTAGACGTGATATTGTCTTCCATCGTCTTTCGACTAGCGGCCAGCGACTGAGCAAAAACATAATCGAGATTTAATGTTTTTGTTGAAGGTACGCCGGCTCGCCCATAAGTAGCTGTAGCCATAAATTACTCTCCATCAATATAAAGTTCTTCCTCGGAAGCGTTATCAAGCGTCTGCCTAATAGCGTCCCCGATGGATAGTTTACCATCTGGGTGTTTAGTGATCCTGCCATCGGAAACACTCGAAGATTTCAAGCCATCGCCTTTAGCGGCAGCCGAAATCTTTTGTACTTTTCGTACCCGTTTATTTAGTTTTTCCTGCCCCGCGGTGGCCAAGGTGTGTAAAGTATCAAGGTACTCTTTAATACTTACAGTAGGCCCCTTGGGAAACCTGGTGGATATTTGGTCCATTTTATTATATAAGGCATCTCCAGGCTTAAAACCATGCCGAACTTGCGCGGACTCTAGCTCCCGTGTAAGCTCTGTCTGGTGATTTGTTTCTTGGATCTTTGTAAACTGGGGCGCAATTTGAGTTCTAACTATATCCTCTAGAGCTACCCCAAGTTTATCTGATAGGAATTCATAATCTGGCCCCAAAGCGTCTGCAACAATTTGCTGGGTACTCCGAGGGGCGTCTGGCGCTTTCTCTGGCTCTTTAGTAAAAGAAATTCCGTTAGCCGCAGCTAAATTTTGAATAGCTATTTTACGATTCGGCCCCTGAAGCTGTTTTAATAGTTCTCGGGCCGCTGCGATATCTTCAAGATCTTCTTCGGGTTCAGGCTCTTCATCTTCTTCAACTTCTTCTTCAGCTTGTTCCGAGTCTTCAATTTCGTCCGTCTCGACTACTTCAACTTCCGCCTCCGGCGCTTCTTCAACTTCTTCTTCATTTGCAACATCTGTGGCCATTTTATTTCTCCTATTGTACTGATTGATTATTTACTTGCTGCTGTATTTGCCCGATATCGTTCGGCGTCGCATTGGCAGCATCCCTTTGCGCGATATTATTTTGATTGCCCCCAGGTTGTTCCCCTAGCTGGGCCTCTAATTGTTTCTCCAGCCCCAAAGCCGCCAGGGTAGTAAGTTTCTGCAGCTTTGCAATAACCTTTTCATTTTCGTAGCCTACTCGATACGCCAGTTCCCGTACCAAAGTAGGATCTAGCGACATAACTTTGTACTGATCTAGGAGAGCTAGGAACTCGACTAGGGAATTCTTAGCGTTATTATTTCCTAGGGGCGACAAGGTGTTGATGTCAATTCTAACATCGAAATCATCGTCCCCAAATTCATCAGAATTAATTAGTTGCCAAGATTCTTCCAGATTCTGCGCTTCAATCAACCCAAGGTCATCATTTGTATCTAAGTTGACTCGGATCCAGAAGTCGCTACTTAACTTTTCCTTAGCCTGAAGTAGGACTTCCCGGCCAATTGCACAAAGCCACTCAGCAATTATTGCCTGGTCGCGAGTTTCTCTAATTCCACTTCTAGCGTCCGCCAACTTTGCTTGCGTTGCCGTGGTCCTATTAGATTGCGCGCCAGTATTTCCCCGCTGCTCAGCAGAAATTCCCGCAATGTTATCAAAGTCCGCCATGGACAAATTAATGCTCTGGACATGAGAAGCGCCCAGATCAGCATTAGGCATGGGAACTATTGCCCTAGTGATATCTGTCATTTCGGTGAAAGCTATTGTTCCGTCCACCCCTAACCTAAGCTTCTGTAGTTCCTCGTTAGTGAATGCGGACTTATTCGCAATAAACTTCCGCTGGAAAGCTCTCCGGTGCGCGCGCGCACTTTCTCGATTCTCATTTATTTCATCCTGCGCTGATAACCAGTTATATGTAAGAGGTAAAGGATAAAAACTCTCAAGACGAGGTCGGAACATAAGAGGGATGAGAGGAAGTCTTTTAAATCTTGCCTCGAAAATAATCTCTGTAGTGCCATCGACAACAATTATCTTTCTTTTGTCTATGAGATCCCAGATATGCCAAATTTTGCACATCCCATTGAGACGAAGTTCGTTTCCGTACAGTTCCTCTTCCTGGAAGTAGTCATCATAGTTATCATCTGTGACTGCATTAGAATTTCCCAGGGACTGCTCTTTAATTTTCAACTTAGGGTTAGCCAGGAGATCCGAAACCTTCTCCCAAGCATAATAGCCTACCCAGGAACACCTATTTAGGTGTGGGTTATCTGTGCCCCCCACTCTAAAAGTCTTCGCCGGAATCCTTTTAACGTACAACTGCTCGTCTACAGGGATCTTTTCAGGCTCCCTAATTACTTCACCCTCTTCTGCCTCAGGATCAAAATGATCAGCAGTAATCGGTTTATTCGCCTCAGGATTATCAACCCAGTTCGCAGAATAACCAACCTCGACCATTCCAAACCTAAAAAAAGCATCGAGGATACCTAACTCTGTTTCTTTGGAGAAAGATTTGTTCCCCGCAAAGAGTGTATTGACAGTGTCCTCTCTAAGTTGCGCGCGCTGAAATGATCGCTCTGGGTTAAAATCTTGCCTTGAAGGTAGAGGCTTAATAGAAAATGAGGGTCTTTTGAATAATAGATTGGGCTGCTTGATGTCAATTGCAACGAAAAACTCGTTGTGGGTGTAGGCTTGGTAGTCATCGTCTTCTAAAGCTCCCCACTGATGCCCATAGTAATAACTTTCAAGCGTCTCCGTCTTATACTTCCGCGACCAGTTACCGTAATGCCTATTTGCGCGCGAAATCCTATCTGCCCACAAATTCCCTCTTGTGAGGAGATCGGCAGGAATTTCTTTTCCCTTAGAATCTACTAGTCTTGGAACTTTCGGCATTACCAGTCGTTTCCAATATGCGCCATGCGTAGCCTTGGGTCTCGTTTACCGTTAGAAGCAAGAGTAGACTTTCTAACATAGTCATAGGTCATATGCTTATCTACCGTTTTTTTTCTTTCTTCCCTGCCGCGGGGCCTCATCGAACCAAAGTAACGTAAACAATCGTAAGCATGATCTGGCACCCCTTTGACCCTAGCGTCACTAAAAGTTGCCTCGCCCTGGATAGTTTCCACCTGCACTCTCCTAGCGGCCCTAGTTTCAGAAATAACGTGCGCGCACCCATTGGGGGAATCAATTGAACGCTTGATAAAGAAAATCCTCGCGCAATTATTCTCCCCAGTAACCGGGTGGACAAGATATTCCTGAGTTACAAGCATTTCATCAATAGCATTTCGGCAGCGCCGCTCATCATTATCCGCAGGCGACCAATGAAGCGTGGGCGCATCTACCCTGCCATCCGTATAATCGTCTGCAACTGTCCAAAATCCACCATATTTTTCCGTATTCTTTTTAAAGATCGAAGGGTCCGCCCAACTCGCGGCGTACGTTTCATCTTCACTTAAATCTGAAATCTTTTGCCGATGCTCGGAGATTAATTTCCCCGGGGCGTAGTATTCTCGATAGACAAAAACAAAACCTCTCCAGATGGAGAACCAAAGGCAAGCAGTCGGCGCCGACATTCCATGATCCATAACACGGAATTTCGTACCTTCTCGAATGATCTGCTCGATAATTTCTTTCGGAGGGTTGTCAAGGATACTGGTCGGCGGAATTTCATGTATCGTACCTTCGGAAATGCCCCACTCGCCCAAAAAGAAGCGCCTGTAGAAAGTGTCCCCGCGCTTTTTAAGCGTAGAAACATATTCTGGGGTTAAAGCAGGGTTGTCCGAAGTAACTGCCTGGTGCATTATATGCGTATCGGAGTATCTAAAACTAGTTCCTTCTGCATCTAATTGCAATTCGTTATGTACATCAGAATCAGGGTGAAAACGTTGGTAGATCCAATGTTCTTTTGCGTCGGGGTTGCAACCTAGCAGCATGTAAGCAGGAACTTGCCTAATTCCTCCGTGCAGCAATGGGAAATCTTCCTCATTCATGCTGGCCGGAACTTTAGCGCCGTCCCAACGCCCTACACGACCATCAATGTGGTTGTAGATATATTCCCCAATTTCCTCTGCCTGGTCAATTACCACCGTGTTTATTTCTAAGCCACGGACAAGGTTCTCATCGTAATTTTCTAGATGTAGAAAAAGGAACTCACTACCGTTAATAAGTCTTAGATGCCCCTCATGCTGCGACCAGCGCCCCCCATATTTCTCGGCGTAGGCTTCTTTCGGCATGGTCTTAAAGAAAGTGACCATGGTAGTATTAACTAAATCTTTAGATTTCTTCCTGAAAATAGCAGTACGGTACCCTGGGAAGGTCAACGCTAGCGTTTGCGCTTTTAAACATATGATAGTTGTCTTACCATTACCATACCCCCCAGATCCGCACTGGTTCCTCTTCGTCTCATTAAAGAAATTCCGTTGGAAATCGTTAATGAAGCCAAACTTAATTGGAATTGTTTCAGGCACTAGCGGCGGGTATTCCTGGTTCCTCGTGGATTACTGTGTCCAGCTCAGTATTAGCTTTCTTCCTGAGCCCCTCATTTACTCGCAGAACCTTTAAAGTATTCTGCATAGGAATTAGGACGTCCTCCACTTCTACGAATCTGTAAGGGTACTGTCTAGAAACGCAAAACTCTAGGGCTTCAACCCTAGCTGTCTCTATGCTCTCTGAGAAGAAAAACTTTGAATCAACTCGACCATTAGCGTAATACCGAAACTTAATCAACGCCTGTGGTTTCTTGTCCTCAACTATATTTTTATCTTGCTTATCTGGCATGTATGCCTCTTTCATTATATGGATTTAGAACTTGTTGAACTTTGACTTCGTCCGCGCCCTGAATTATTAGTGCGATCTGGGGAGCTTGCGGCGCCGAATCTTTTGCTGCGACCGCGCCCTGAATTGCCAACGCCTGCGTAATAGCTTTTAGGCGCGTACTGTCTTTATCTGCATCTTGCGATATCGCTGCCAAATTTCCGCAAAGGTCCGCAAGTGCCGCACCGGAAGCATTTAGATATGCGCGCGCCTCTAAAGAACGGTCCTGATTATTTTCTGTGAGGCCGGATTCTGCAAGGACGGCATCTAAAGCCATCTCGTCTACGACACTTGCCGGAGCAGTATGTTTAATTAGCATCTTCTTGCGAACTTTCCGGCGCGATATCTAAATCTTGCAACGTTATATTCCTTGGCGTATGTAGGCACGCAACGCAAAGGCCCACCCAAATAAAGATAATGACGACGACATACAAATCTGTGTTACTCCGCATCGTCTTTTACCTTCTGACTCTTTAAGTAGGCCAGATAACCTGCGAGGCCCAGCCCCGCACTTTGCAGGAGATTCATTAACTCAGAACTATCTAATCTTGAGGCGTTGGCAACCATGGGCGTGTTTAGCCCGAGAATTAAAAGCGCACCGAGACCTAAATCTCGAAGCACTCTCTGCCAACTTAGTTTTGAATTAGTCACTTGATTTTAAAGCGGGTCCAGTAAAGATTAAGGTCGCGCCTGACTTACGTCTCTCTGGCTTGTTGCGTTAACTGCTTTACCCCGCTAATCTCTTACCGGATCCCATTCTAAATGAAAATGCTCATTTAGTTTTCCCAAACCTTCTAGGGCAAAAAAATAATCCTTTGTTAGCCGCGCGCGGACTTTCTTAACGATATCCTTCTTTATTTTTAAACTCACGATATCATTCGATCTAAAATCAACCGCGTCGCCTATGTAGTGCCGCGACCCTTTACTATGCTTTCCGTCTGTAACAGAGGTGATCGTAAACTCATACCCTAGCTCCGCTTCTAAGGACGTAATTAGGATAACCGCAAGTAGCACTTCTGCGCGCAGCCCTGAAATTTTTGGGCGCAATTTCCCTTTTTTAAATCTCATCCACTTGCTCAAGAACCTTAGCCAGGGTCTCCCTACGATCTTCTGGAATAAAGGCAACTAAAATTGGGCGCCAAAGCTCAAACCAAATTTGCGCCTGCTTAAACCGGACTTCCGGCGGAGTGCCCTCTAACAGGTTGTTGATTAGTTTAAGCGCCTGCTCAACAATTCCGATGAAAGGCAACACTATTTCCCGCTTCCCTCTGCCTGTTCTAAACCTACTTCAAGCCCGCAGCTTTTAAGCAAAGGAATTAGCTTTTCGTCCGCCGCTTTTTTTTTCTGCGCGCAGAGAGCGATTAAAGCCGCGGTAAACTTAAATTTCAGCGGCGCCAAATTTTCATTTTTCATTCGCCCAGCTCCAGGTGTTCATAAATTCCCGTGTCCGGCAATAGTTTCGCAAGCGGGGAACTTTCCAGGCGCGCCATGATTTCGAGGAGAACAGTTTCAGAAGCCTTAGGAGCATTAGAAAGTTCAGAAAACGCCGCGCCAGGTTCTACAGAATCTCCCATGCGTAAAAGATTTGTAGATAGTTCCCCGCCCATACCAATAGCTTAACACACCCCCCGCCGCCTGTCAAGAAAAATCGCCCGCCCTAACCCCCTCCTTTTCAAAGACTTGCAGGGTTTCTGCCCCGGCGCCCGCGCCTGCATGGAACCCGTATTTCTAAAATTAAAAATAAAAAAATATAAAATTCAAAAAAACCCCCAAATTTTAAAATCTAAAATTCAAAATTTTAAAATTAAAAAAAATAAAAAAACTAAAAAAACTAAAATTAAAAATCTAGCCTGGTGTAATGTATAATGAATATTTAGTACGTAAACATACACTGGGGAGGTGTACCGGGGTCGGCTTCACTAACTTTGTTTTACAAAGTACTTAATATTACTAAGTACTACACAATGTTCTAACGTTATGTAAACTTTACAAAGCTAAGTACTCTGCCGCGTAAAGTTAACAATGCTGCGCTCATATAACTTGATAGGGCCACGCAAAGAGTTTACATTTGTAAAATGTGTGGGCGGTGGGGGGTTTCCCGCTTGACGTATGCGAAGCATACCCTGTATAATAATTGTAGTGCAACCGCACACGATCTTGAAGGAACAAACAACTTGGACTCACAATTTATCTATCTTCACCGGACAACGTAAAGGAAACTGTGAAACTCAACACATCAGAATGCTACACAGCAAACAGTG